ATGATAACAGAATGATATATGATTACTATTACAGACCTTTAGAAGTTCGTCAATATACGCCAGTTAGAGGTGGAAGTGGTGGTGGCAGTAGTGGTGACGGTGAAGGGGGTAGTGGAACTACCCACACAGGAACTGTGAGAAAAGATACACCAGAGAGAAAGAAATCTTGGGGGAATAAGTATTAATGTTAGAATTTATAAGCATCCTTTTTTGGACTACCCTTTTAATAGGGTCAGTTGCAGTAATTGTTGATTATTATGATAGAAAGAAAACTAAGGGAACAGTTTACTAATGGAAAAGTTTATATTACAAGAGTGGGGCATCGTTGGTGTCATCACTGTTTTATTCATTGGAATGATACAATTTCTCAAATCTCAACTAATAAGTAAACTTAGCGAGATTGAAGAAATATGTATTAAATTGATAGATAGATGGAATCGTTCTGACGAAGTTAGAGATAGAAGACATGAACAGCTTCTACAGGAAATGAACGATATAACAGATGATTTGAATTTCCTCAAGGGGAGGATTGACAAAGGTAAATAAAGTAAAAGGAGTACAAATGGCTACTTTAAATGAGAGGTTGGAAGAGTTACAGAACCAACAAAAACAGATGGAAGCAAGCTTTCATCAAATTACTGGTGCAATTGCATTGGTACAACAAATGATAGAAGATGAAAAAAGTGGAAAAGAAGACAAAAAAGAGTCTAAAAAATAAAAAGAATATCCAAATAGTTCTTCCTGATTCGTTTTCTAAAAAATGGAAAGTAAATATGACTGAACACTATTTAGTAAAGAAGGATGCTTGACAGTTTGAAAACAATAGGAAACGGTGCCATTGGTGTCGGTGTATGGTGGTTAAATCTGCCCATTATGTTGCAAATGTGTGTTTCAATTGCAACGCTTGTATACATAATAATAAAAATTAGGAAAGAATTAAATACTTAATAGCCATTCTATGCTTCCCACTGCCCTCTTCACCTCATACCGCCTCCTCCTCGGAAAGAGTGGGGAGTGTAGTAATGGCTTAATTGAAAACGTGGAGGAAAAAAGGAGAAAGTAATGAAAGAAGTTGTTGAAATAATGGTTCAGAATTGGGAATATGTCGTTATTGGTATACTCGCAATTGATAAGGTAGTCGCACTTAGTCCATCCAAATGGGATGACTTATTGTGGACATCAGTTAAAAAAGCAATTTACAAATTAGTAGGGAGGAAATAAATGCTAAAGCGAATAATACAGAAAATGGTTAAAAAGCATGGAATGGTAGGATTGCTTCTAATGATTGGTGACTATGCTGTCGGTGCAACCAAATCGAAAAAAGATGATAAGATTTGGGAAGAAGTAAAAATGCTATTAGAAAGTATGTAATCTTGAAGTGAATCATAATCAAATAAAGGAATTAATAAGGCATACCTTAAAGAAATTAGGTATGTGGAGTGAGCAGGCTGAAGAGCTTGTTTTTCTAACAGGTTTAGTTGAGTCTGGATATAAGTATATATCTCAAATAGGTTCTGGGATTGCTCGTTCATTTTGGCAGGTTGAAAGTGCTACCGCAAAAGATTCTATTGATAATTATCTTATTTACAGAAAATCAAGATTAAGAAAAGTTGCTAAAGTAATGAACATATCTTCAAAGAAACTTATAAGTATGTCTGATGATGACTTAAAAGATTTTCTTTGGGGAAATATTGTAGCTGGAATTGTATTCTGTAGATTAAAGTATTGGAGAGTACCAAAAGCTTTACCATCTGATTTAGATGGAATAGCATCTTATTGGAAAACTTATTACAATACTGAAAGTGGCGCTGGAACTATTTCTCACTTTATGGAGCACGCAGATAAAAGAAAAGATAAAGAGTAGGTTTGAATGGCTGGAAAGGTACATTTAGCATTAAACTCATTTCATAATGGGCTAAATACTAAAACAGACGCTAGAGACATAGCAGATGATAATCTAGCTATGGCTAATAATATATCTGTTGATGATGTAGGCAGGATAACTATGTCTGGTAGTAAGTTAGAGATTGCTACTACTGGTATTGATGCACAAACAGGGTTAGTTACTCTTTCTGATGGATACAATCTATTTAGATTTAGTTCTGACTATGCAGATGATGGGACAACACAAACAGAGACAGATTACTTAATATTATGGGATGATACGTTAGGTAAGTTATTTTGGCTTCCTGGTAATACAACATGGGCTACTGCCACCCACTTAACTTTCTCTGATACTTCTGCTAATGATTGGGGTACTATTGCTAATAATGCTTATGTCCCATGTTCTGCTCAACCAGTTTTTTATTATGCAGATGGGGCACTAAGAATTTCAGATGCAAACTTTTCCAATACTAATAATCCCTCTATGTGGATTGGAACAATCAATAGAACTTTATTTCCAGATGGGTATCAAGGAGGAACTTGTGCAATTACTGGATGGCATAAAAATAAACAAGAGTTATTAACCCCAACAGTGGGTAAAGTATCTAGCACTGCACCATCTTCAGCAAGCGACATAGATGCAAATGGAGTTTATTGGCATTTAAGGAATCTACAGTCTGAAACTACTTCATTGTATACCTTTGATGATTCTATTACTACATATTCTGATGAGACTGGATATAGTTTGACAGAACCTTTTGCAGTTATGAGCCCAGATGATGAATCTTGGCAAACTTCCTATAAAGGATTGGATGGATTTTCTGATAGTAATTATCACTCATTTGGTATTGGAATGTATGAGGAAGATGATGATGCAACCGTTGATTGGGAATGGGATTTACTTTATGAGAACAGGTTTAATTCTGGGAATACTGTGTCGCTTGGGACAGGTGAATCGTTATATCTAGCAGTTAGGATGCCTGGGGATGATTCAAAGAAAATGTGGGATGGGACACATACAAAATCTTTATCAGGAGAAGCCAGTATTGCTCTTACTGTGAATGATGCTTATTTAACTGTTTATAGAGCACAAACGGGTACTAGTGATACTACTGTTGCGAAATGGAAAATTGATGCAACTAAATTTACAGATACTACTAATCCGTCTGGGGAATGGCATATATTAGAATTCCCATTTGATGATATGTATGAATATCAGTCAGATTATGCGAATTTTTATCCTCAACAGTTTAAATTAGAAATAAGTGCTTCATGGACTAGGGCAGGTAATATTTATACAAATGATGCTGAGAATGTAAGCTCATATGACACAGAAGCAAATAGGACAGGTATGCCAGGTTGGGATTTTATACAATTTTCAGATATGAGAGTAGGAGAATCTGAACTTGTAGGTGTAAATACTGTAGGAAAACAAAAATTTTTAATGAGTTACACATACGATGAAACTGATAATGAAAGTTTATTGTATAATTTTGGGGCAACTGAATCTAATGAGTTAGGAAACGTTGTATTCGAAAATAGTACTTCTGCCTATAAAATAGGAATTAGTGCTTATGTAAAAGTACCTACTTCTGGATTTAATAATAGAGTTTCTGGTGCTAATCTTTATATGGAAGATAATGGAATCCCCTATAGAATAGCTCAATTAAGATATATGAAAGGATTAAAAGGAGCTTGGGAATCTGAATATCCAAAATCAGATATATTTGCAACTCAATTTAGCGATTTAGCGAATAAAACTTCTATAATAAAAACAGATGGATTGCCACTTCTAGAATCATATGAAGCTATGAATGGGTTTTCTCCTAGCGTTGATACTTTAAGTGCTGGCTATAAAACTGCAACTATATTAAATAGAAGGGCTTATGTTGGCAATACATACCAAAATTCAGAGAAATTTGGCGACAAGATGGTTAAAAGTAATGCAAATTCATTTGACGTTATACCATCTGAAGGTAAAGGAATTGATGTTGTAACAAATGATGGTGATAGTATTATTAAATTAGAATCTTATGCAGATAGAATACTTCAGTTTAAAAAGGATGTTATGTATTTGATTAACGCCACTAGAGATAATGAATATTTAGAAGATACTTTTTATGGCAAAGGAATACCTCATGTATCTTCAAGTACTAAAACTGATGTAGGAATTGCTTGGGTTAATGAAAATGGTTGCTATTTGTATGATGCTACAAAAGTTCATGATTTAATTGAGGGGAAAATATTAGAAACTGAATGGCAATCTCATATTACATCTAGTTCTGATATTGCATATTCAGCCTTAAAAAGAAAATTAATTGTTACAGGTGGTAGTACTTCATCTGATATTTATGAATATTCCTTCTTTACAAAAAGTTGGACTAAATCAACATCTAAATTGAATGCTACTAAAACAAATTTTATTATAGATAGCGATAGTTCAATAAAATATGTTGGTTCAGATAAGAAGTTATATAAATGGGATGATAGTTCCTCTACTAGTGATGGGTTGAGGTTTATAACAAAAGATTTTACTTTTGGAAATCCTGCAAAAAGAAAAAAATGTTTTAAATTTTATGTTACATATAAATCTAGTGCTGCTACTAATATAAAAGTTTATTATGGTACAAATGGTAAAAACTTGCAAACTGTCGATGCAAATCTTCAAACAGATTTAAGTACAACCGCAGGTGACGGTGATACTTTTAACAATAATCCTAAAGTATTGCAAGTAGCCACCGCTACACTAGAAGTTGATGATGTTGTTACAGGTACATCTACACTCACAGCTGCTAAAATACCATCTAATTCAAAGGTGACAGAAATAATTAGTGGTAGTTTACTAAAAATAAATAATGATGTTACTGATAATGCAACTGATGAATGGGTAACATATTCTACTAAAGGAAGGGAAGTATCTACTACTTCTACGTTTGGCGGAACTTCAACTAATTGTTATACTGTTGATGGTTTAGTTACCACTGGAGGAGAATGGAAACAGGCAGAATTAGTTCCCCCATCTTCAATTAACAATATTTACTCTGTCCAACTACATTTTATAGCTGATGGCACAGTTCCTGCTGATTTTGAAATTAATGATATAACAATTGTATATAGAGAAAAGCCAATTAAATAATGCCAGTATCAAAGCAAGAAAGACGAAATAGGCATGAATCGGCTGAAGCTCCTACTCTAAAAAGAGGGAATCCTTCCTCAAGTGAAGGTAGAGTAGGGACTCAACAATTTAGAAATATACCTGGTAAAGGTCTTGTCCATATGATAAGGACTGAAAAAGGATGGAATGAGATGAGTACTTCTCAAACCAGCACGACTGCTGGGGATAAAGTAGATTCAGTTATATTAACAGGTAGTAGTGGGACTAGCGGGGGAGCTGGTGGTGTCACATCAGGGGGGACACCTAAAAATATTACTAATTCATACACAGGAAGTGATACCTCTGTTCGAGATTTAGTTTTTGTTGATACTCCTAGTAATGCATATATTAGAGGCGTAAGAAGTCAAAATAATAATTTATCAATCACTATAGTTGATAGTCTTGATTATGGCTCTTATATAAACTTTAATGCAATATCTGGAACTGGTATAGAATCAGTTCAAAGTTATAATGAAGCGAGCAGTAGTTATGACGCAGCGGTGGGAGCTAATACTAATTTAAAATTTGCTAGTGACTATGATAGTGGTGCAAGTACTGGCATCTTTTTTACAGCAACGGATTCTGGAAATGATACAATATTAACTCCCACAATTCTTTTCCCTCCAGATACAAATACTACATATTCTACTTCGTGGGTAGATAGTACAGACGATGTGCTTTTAAGATTGACTCCCAGTTCAGGCAGTAATGATGATTTAAAATTAGTAGCTGGTTCTAATATATATTTAACTCCCAGTGGAGATAATATGACTATAGCTGCTAATAATACAACAAACTATAGTTTAGTTAATTCTACTGGGAATCCTAATGATTCTCATACTCTTGTTATGACAAGTAGTGGCACAGAGGGAAGGCTGAGAGCTTTAAAGCCTGGTAATAATATAACTATGACAACTACAGATACTGATTCTGATACTAGTTATGTTACTTTAAATGCTGATTTGTCTGGGGCAACTATAAATACTTCGGAAGTCAATCCGTTGGGTGGATACCTTACTTATTCTGCTTCTAATATGAGATTTTTAGATGGCAATGGGATAACATGGGCGTTAGCAAATCAAGGAGGTGGTGTTATAGAATTAACTCCAACTGTAACCATTTCCGATACAAACACACAGAATACATATACATCATCATGGGTAGATAGCACTGATGATGTCTTATTACGCTTAACAGGTGGTGGTGCAACCTCTGGGACACAAGACATAAAACTAGTGGCTGGCT